ATGACTTGCAATTGACCTCATCAAAAACAATAGGCAATTTGTACAAAGCATCATTACAAATTCGCCTTGAATGTTCGTGTAATGCGTTAGCCTTTTTGGTTACTGCGCTAATCGGTTGCAAAAAATATTCCTCAATCTCAGAATAACACGTAACATTTCCACCAGCGGCGGAACGAGAATGTCCGTTATTGTCGCCCGTTATTATTAGATTATATTTTTTAAATTGCTCCAATTTATCTAATAATTTTCTTAATCCACCATTCGACTCATAGCTATACAAAAACCTTATTCCTTTTACATAATCAAATTGAAAAACACAAACAGTTGAGGGATTGTAGTTGAAATCAAACGACAAATAAACATTTTGTGTGTCTATGATTTTTAAATCCTTTTTTACGTGTTTTTCATGCTTAAATTCATAAAAGAAAGGGTTTTCGTTTAAATTTAAATTCCAGTCGCCCTCCAATAGCATCTTATACATTAAAGGACTCAAATTATCCTTTTGCATCTGAATCCAATCTTTCTCCACATAAGGATTATCTACAACATTTGCAGGAATGTATTTCCATGACTTTTTCAATGTCCCCTTTACCCATTTGTCGTATATTTCAGATTTAACCCAGCCTTGCTGCGGGTTGCTTGTACCCAATACAATCTGAGGGGGAATTGCTCGACCTTGTTCCTTCGATTGTTTCCTATCACCCATTTTCCAAGTACCTGTCCTTTGTAAGCCCATCATGAAGCCCTCGAAGCTAACATCCATTTCCTCCATGCCAAAGCCATCTGCCTCTAATCCGCGAAACCTTTTCAAATCTGGGTCACGGTCTTTGTTCTCAGCAAAAAAAACAATGGAAGAACCATTTTTAAATTTTGCTGTAAAACTATTGTGCTGCGTAGGTTCGTTAACCAGGAACTCAGGCGGGCAAATATTGTAGAAGGTCGGGAAAACTGTAGATTTTATACGTTGTAAGTTCTTACGGACTATTATATACTTAGCCCCTGGAAATAGCTTACACATAAAAATGAAAAAGGCTAGGATGAAATAAGTCTTACCGCTCCTTACGCTGCCGCCCGCGAGTACAAACTGATACTTTCCACTAGCTGCAATTTCAAACCAACGCTCCTGGGCTGGAAAGGGTTTAAATAATATATTCTCCTTCATTAATCAATTGTTACGTGTTTCCATTTCCTCCCCCTTTTTATATCTGAGATTGTGGCTGGGTTTACCCCGTATTTCCGACCTAAATCGTTATTAATTCCCCTATAAGGTTTTAGTAACTCTGTTTTAATTTCGACTACATTTTTATCTGTTAATTTAGCCCGATTATTATTTTCCCCTTTATTACAAGCTAACCCCGTCCTAAATGCATGTTTAACGTTTTCTGAGCCTGTGCAATACTCTAAATTAAGGAAATTATTATTTTTTTTGTTCCCATCAATGTGATTAACCTGTAAATCACTTTCTCCGTGAAATGTCAACATAATTAATCTATGTACTGCAAAATGAACTCTTTTTTTGTTTTTGAATAATCTTACAGCCAAATAACCATACATAGTAATAACGGGTTTCAATTTCCTGCGTTCCCCAGTCTTATTATAATTTAATGAATACACATTGCCGAAAATATCGCATTCGTAATCTTCATACCCAGGAACTACTTTTACTTCTGATATCATATTTTTTTGTTTTTAGAACTTGACTTCCTTGCCTCCTATCATAAATACATTTTTCAATTCTTCGCCATCCGTTGTAACATCGACTTTCTCTGGCTCAAATAAACCCAGCATTTTTATCAATATTTCATCCGCCTTGTTCACATCTGCTGTTCTTATTACTGAAGACATACGCTTTAATAAGTCCTCTTCTTTTTCGCTTAGTACTTCCTTTTGCGCCAACTCAAACACAACGTCCAACGCTTTCTTCTTCTTTAGTTGGTCATCAATTAACGAATACCTAGTGACTCCATGCTTTCGCTCCATCTCGTCACGTATTTCCGCCTTTCGCTGCTCGATATAGTCAGACATTTTCTCGTTATGGATTACTTTCCAACCTTCAATGCGAGCGGTTGCCAGTGAGGAATTGGGGTAAACTAGCATATAAGCCTTTGCCATTGTTAAGTTACTCAAGTACCCATCTATTACTAACTCATATTTCCTTCTCGTTTCTTCTCTCATTTTTCTTTAATTTTGGTATGTTTTTTTCATTAATGTAGCAAAGGCAAAAGGGCGCAGTGCAATTTTTTCCTTTTATACAGTCCTTATTTTCTTCCTTTTTCATAAGTATATTTATTTTTAAAACGTGGTCTAATTAGGTTGTTATGTATTGTTTGACCCTCTACGCTCACATCGTAACGCCCACAAATAAAGTTTTTTAATGTTGTTTTATCTTTCGGGCTAACTTGGACTGTTATTTCTCCAAATCGTTCCTCAACGTTGACAATATAGAAATTAATAGGCTTATCACTTTTATTATGTAAGGTCAAAGTTGTTGTTTCATCTAGCAATAAATGACTAGGGTTAGAATTAATTGTATGCCTAGAGGGCAAACAGGAACTAAAAAACAATAATAGAATTATTAAATATCTCATTTTATTTTATTTTTTCTTTGTTTATTAAAATTTGTAAATAATGCTTTGCTTTTTTTAAATCCTCGATACCATTTTTCTCTTTGTATCGACTAACGTATTTTATTACGTTTCCTTCGCAAAAATCCATTTCATTCTCTACAATATACCGAATCGGTTCTATTGCTAAAGACTTATAATGATTTCCGCCTATTTGTTTACTTTCCTTCATTGTCCTTGATTTTTTTAATTTTATCACGCAATTCAGCCGCTAACTCGAACTGTTGGTTTTCTTCTGCAATACCAAGCTTAAACTCAAGTGCTTCTAGTTCGCTCATGCTTTCCATAAACGTGAAATCTTCTTCACTCTTAACATTCATCAAATCAGAATAAAGCGGTTGCAATCCAGAACTGATTAATAATTGATTAATGTAGGACTTTTCGAAATCCTCAAAAGTTACTTTGATGCACAAAAGAGGTAAGTCGTTTACGTGGCGAATAAAAGGGTAATAGTTAACACCATCCCCGACAAACTCACATATTTTGTATTTTTTCCCAAGTAGTTTCCTTGTTTTTCTCTTTTCTTTACAAAAAATTGGTATCATAATATTGTTTTTAATCGTTATAAAAATCACTCAGGAAATCGTCCTGAGCCGTTTTTGCAGCTTCATCATCAAGTTTCAAAGTAGTAACCTCTTTTAATAGGTTCCTGTTGATTTTTTTAAGCGTGCTAACTTCTTTTCTTAGCCTGCTCACTTCTCTTATCAACACTTTTTGTCGGTCTTTTTCTTCTGTTGTCATTTTTTTAGTTTATTTATTAGACAATATAACCTTTTTTTAGTTAAAAACCTAATATTTACAAGGTTAAAAAAATAAAATATTGATTAATATTGCAAATCCAGCAACAAAAATCATTATATTGAATCTATCTTCGTTTATATCTTCGTTTAAGTTCATTTTACTTTTATTATGATTATGAAAATTAATACTATCAATACAAATATAAGTAAATAAATCCAAAAAGGTATATACTTTTTTAATTTTGTTGTATATTCTTTTTGTATAATCGTTTTTTGTATCGTGTCTATAACTGAAATTAAAAGCGTATCAGCTATTATTTCCGTCCTTACTGATACTTTCACAAACGTATCACGAACTAGTGTTACCTCTACGTTATAAGCTGAATCAATAACATTGTAAGTTACTGAATCCTTTATTTTGTCGTTCCATTTTTCAAAAAGAAAAGACGTGTCTGGTTTGATAAAAACCTCTTTTGTTATCTCCACAACATCAATAATCGTGTCTGTTTTCTCATTAATAAGATGAGGATAATATTTTGCAATTTGGTCAATCTTTTTCACCGCCATTTTTTCACTCAAACAGCTAGATAAAAAAACTAAAAACGTAAAAAGTATTATTTTGTATTTCATAATTAATTACTTAATGGTGCTTTAATTTTTGGGTGTGATTTGTAATTTATCAATTCATAATCAAACTCGCCATTTAAAATATCTACATTAGATAGTTTTACGGTTGGTAAGTCGTAAGGTTCTCTTGTCAATTGCAATTTTGCTTGCTCGATATGATTACTATACAAGTGTACATCACCCAAACTCCCTATCAATTCGCCAGGTTCATACCCCGTTTCTTTGCAAAGTAATAACAATAACATACCGTAGGATGCAATATTATAGGGTAAACCCAAAAAAGTATCTACGGAACGCTGATTCCACATTAAAGATAATTTTCTATTGTTGCTAACATAGCATTGAAAAGCATAATGACAAGGTGGGAGTGTCATTTGGTCAAGCTCTCCAACATTCCATGCTGATACCATATGCCTTCGTGAATCTCGATTTTTTCTCAACTCTTTTATTAAATTTGCAATTTGGTCAATACCGTCCCAATCTCTCCATTGCTTACCATAGATAGGACCTAATTCACCGTCTGTTCTTCCTGACTTCTTGTAATCCCCATTCCAAATATTGCATCCATTGTCTTGTAAGTATTTTATATTTGTATCCCCTTTCAGAAACCACTTTAACTCTGTCATTACAGACTTCATAGACATTTCTTTTGTAGTCAAAAGAGGAAAACCTTCTTCCATGTCGTATCTTATAAAGCGACCAAAAACAGAAAAAGTTCCTGTTCCTGTTCTATCAGATTTTTTCCCTCCATTATCGAGAATGTCCTTTAATAAGTTTTTATATTGTTTATCCATTTTTTTAGTTTTGTTTTTAAAAAAAAACGCTAGACGTTAATAACTGAGTTACTACGTCTAACTTGGTGTTGTTTTTTCAAATTAAGATGTAAAGTATTTTTAATTCTTAAAGATACTTTACAATTCTGATTCTAATTTCGATAAACTCTTGAGGAAAAAAACTTCTATTAGATTGTTTCATATTCCATTCATTTTCCTCCTTTCTATAAAGAAAAACTCTCCCTGATAATCCATTTTTACCCAACTTAAATAATACACCATCTACATTCAACTCAAGTGGGGTTTTAAAATTATCGTCTTTATCAATATATTTTAAGCATTCATGTAAACCCTCTTTTGTACATTTTGCACGAAAAATCAAACCATAAATACCTGTTCTTTCTATTTTAAATTTTTTCCCTCCATTGTCGAGAATGTCCTTGAGCAGTTTTTTATATTGTTTATCCATAATATTTATTTTTTAATCCTAACAAACGTTATATGTACAACTCTAAGCGAGCCGTCAAATAGCTTGTGTTAGCCACAATACACAAAAAGCTTGTCGGTCTTTTTAATATTTCCAGTATTACTTCCGTTTCCTAACTGTGTATTTGTTAAAACTTCTTTAATACATTTAAAATCGTTTGGTGCGTTGTATTCACTTACAAATACTTGGTGTCCTTCTTTGGTTTTATTTCTGCACCATTCCCAAAATTCAGTGTGGTTAAAATCATCTTTGTATTTTGTTGTTCCCTCATACGGTGGGTCGCAATAAATTAAGCTGTTTTCAGGTATTTCTAAATCTTGGTAACTACTATGTATAAATTCAACATCTTGTATCTTTGGTAATTGTTTCAACACTCCATTTCTACTTTCTTTTTGGTGGTTTGGTAACCTTCCGTTTTTAAGCCTTCTATTTTCTTTATAATCATTTATCCAACCCCCAAACCATTTACCACCATAACTACAGCATATACCAGCCCAAAGAGTCATTTTAGTATTATTTTCTTTATTGTCTTTTATTTTGTAATACTCTTCTTTTGTAACGTGTTCTGGGGGTAGCCATCCGTTTTTTAATTCATTCCAAAAATCAATTAAATATTTGTTAAAGTCTGCTCCAATTCTTTTTCCTTCAACCTTATCAATCATATTCGCACCACCCACAAAAGGTTCAACCCAAGTTTTGCCGTTTCTATTTTCTAACATTATAGGCAACAAATGTTTTGCTATCCTATTTTTACTTCCCATGTATTTCATTTGTCTATTTATTTTTTAAGTCCGTTATAAATAACTTTGTATCTCTTTTATTTTCTCCCTAGCTTTTTTTGCATCCTGGAAACAAAATCCTTCAAGGTGACACTTGTAAATTTCTTGCATCTCAACCGCAGCATCGTTATACATTTTCCTACAATCTTCAATTTCTTGCTTTGTTACAGTCCGTTTGAATCGTTCAATCCTACCCGTAAACTCAACACCCCCTTTTACGTTTGCGTCCCTTGTTTCCATCCAAATTAACTCGCTAGTCGGAATAATTCCAAAAGCATCGTAAATCATAAGTGAATACGTATCTAATTGCAAATGGTTGTCTACTCTCTCCTGATTCCATTCTGCTTTCCCAGTTTTGTACTCTGTTACGTGCGTGTAATCTTCACTACAAGCATCCAAATAACCAATAATGTAAAATCCTCTTTGTTGCAATACAAGGCAAACTTCAGCTGGGTCTTTTACTTTTGCACGTCCAACAACCTCCATAATATCGGTGTCAATCTTGAAGAAGTTTTCTTCCTCCAAAGCGTCCGAAACTCTACGCCCAAATATCATTTCTTTTGACGTAAAAAAGGGTTCTTTAAATATATATCGCTGTATCCATTGTCGGCGTGTTGACGTTGCATTGAACGCCCGCACAGCCGAATAACTTAAATAATTTTTTGGTAATTTCATTATAATATTATTGTTTCTTTTGTAGAGATTTTTAATAACTTTAGTGCGTCATTTGTGTATTGGCTATATCTCACATCCATTTTAGCTTTAATCTGCTGAAACGTCAAACCTTGCTCCACGTACATCAATATAGCTTTTTTTGTTTTCTCAAACTCCGCAGTATTGAAAATTAATTTCACCTCAGCTGTTGGTTGTGGTGCAGTTTCTTGTACTTGTTGGGGTTTTTTAAAGTCCTCGCTTTCATCTTCTCCAAAAATACCTAGTTCGTATAGTCCAGTTATCTTTAACACTATCCTAGACATTGCACGCTTTTCTGCGATTTCTGTCACATAATAGCTATTGGTGTTACCATCTCGGAAACTCTTACCTTTTACTGCACTTCCAAATGTTTGGATTTTTACATTGTCCTTTTGACCTAGCGCTTTAATTACTACAAAATCACGTTCGCACTTGATAACTTCATAGTTAATGTTAATATTTTCAACACCCATTATCTTCTCAATTCCTGAACGGGTGATGATTAAATAATGTTGATGTTTGAAAATGTCCTCTTTTTCGAGGTTGTACTTTCTATAAATCTCTGCTAATTTTTCCTTTTTCATTGTTTAAAATTTTAATTGTTAATAATAATCAAATGTACACATTATATTTTAAAAAACCAAATAACAATTGTTAAATCGTCAATTTCGTTCCTCAACTGCGTTTAACTTTGCGTTATGTACAATATAGCTAAGGTCATTGCTAAAACAAAGTTTTAGGCTTAATTACCTAATCATTATTATAATGCTTTAAGTATGGTTTTTCTTCTTTAGTACATTTGCTTTTCCACCTTTTATCTAAAAACTTAATGTATCTAAATTGTCTTAAATCATGCTTAATAGCATTTTCTTTATTCAGTTGTAAATATTGGCAACCACCAACATTATTTTTATATCTTGTGCTTTTTTTAGATACTGTCATACTTGTATTATGGTAAACAATATTTTCTAACTCCCAAAAACTACTCGTGTGCTCCCCATAAAAACCAAAGCTACACGCTTGGTAAACAATACCTAAACCGCCACATCTTTCATCAGCAAAACTTTGAATCCATTTTATGGTTTTTATTTTACCTTTTATGTACTTAATACTGTATGCAATAGCCATACTTTCACTATTTCTTTCAGCTTTATCATCTAACCACATTCGGTTAAGTTCTAAGTATTGGTTCATTTCAGTACCTTTTACAAGGCTCGCCCCACTTGCTGGGTTCATAGCATAACCATATTGTAATACGCCTAAAAACTCACCTTTAATAAAAACACCTAAATTAATATAAGTACCATTATAAACCTTTTTACTATAATGGTTTTTTATTATGGTTTTGTTTGCTTCTTTTCTGTCAATTTCTTTTACATAAAAATCATCAGTACCATAACCAATAATATCTTTATGTCCAAACATTGGTATTTGTTCACTATAAATATATCCTTTCATTTTGTTTTGTTTAAATTAAAACTAAGCCTAACACGGTATAAATAACATGGCAAAAAAGCCACGTTTCTTATACTAACCGTTATATATAATTAATAAGTTTTGTAAACTCTTGTTTATCAATCTTTTGTGAAATAGTCCACATCCATATTAAAACAATCTTGTCATCCTTTGCCCTTGTAGAATCAAGGATTTTAATTAACTTTTTCATAGTTTACTTTTTTTTGAAAACTCCAATTATAGGTTTTTTTATTTTGTCATCCTCATAACGCCCAGTTGTCAATCCTTCCATCTTCAATAACTCACTCATAGACTCGAGCGACCTCCATGGGTAAACCTCACAAACTAACCGACCGTAACGGTCTTTATATTTTGGGTGTATGTCAATTTTTCCCTTGCTTAGTAATCGTCTTGTAAATTCTTTTGCATCTTGTGCTTTTTGGTTTTGTACTGAGGTCTGTGAATGTCTGTATATTTCATAAGTGTCAACATTCAAAATACGCACCTTTATTGTTCGTTCCTCAAACGTAAAATTGTCTTTGTCCGAAACAACCCAAACCGTACAAGTGAAGGTATCACCGTCATAGTTCGAAACATAATCACCACTCAAACGAGGGTAGTTGTTTTGACCAATACAATTAGCCGCAAAAGTCATAATGATTAATAATAATAAATTCTTCATTTTTTTAATTGTTTTATTAGTTCTAAAATTGTTGTTTTTTCGGCATCATGAAAACTTGTAACCTTCCACGTTTTGCCCTCATCATTTTTTATAAGTTCTATATTTGCAAGAACTTTGCCATCTTTTTCAATTATTGTTTTTTTCATCTTTTTTCTTATGATTGCGGTAAACCTCATTCAGAAAATCAAGCCACCAGTTGAAAATCAAAAATATAACAAAATATATTAAAATCATAATATTATTCATTCTTTTTTCTTTTGATTCCTAAAATTGACAACAACACAACAACAGCACTAATTTCAAAGAATCCGCCGCATATACATATTATCATTTTACATAATTTTCTATAACGTCAATTAATTTTGAATCGTATTTTATATCCGTTGCGTATCCCGCTTCTTTCAAACCATACGCCCAACCTTTGTAATCCAATTTAAGCGACTTTAAGTGCGCATATCTTGTCTTTTGTAGAAACTCAGCGTGTGCCTCAAATCCTTGCTCTACGCTCTCGTATTTGCGAAATTTAGCTATTTTATTGATTCTTTTCCCGTCAACATATTCATGTGTCATTTTCTCAATGCAATCATTATAATTATTACCGCATTTCATACCAAAAAAGTTATAACCTTCTATTGCTAATGTAGAGCGTCCAGCGTTGCTTTCTAGGATTGCCTGACCTAATGTAATTTCGTGAGGGATGCCATATATATATTCATTTTCCATTGCAGCTTGTTTGTGTCTCAATGCAAACAACCGTTTCGGGTGCAAGTCTTTTTCTTTTTCGGTTTTAAGTTCCTTTTTTAAGGATTTAATTTGTGTGTTTTGTTTTTGAACTAATTGCCTATATTGTACGTTGTCTAATTCAGACTGCGTGTAATCTGTTTCCTTTGTTTCCGTATCAAAACAAATCACGCTATTTGTACTACTGCAATTATAAAATATTAATGTCGAAAACGTAAAACACATTATGGTTAATTTTATTAAACTAGATATATTCATTTTATTGTTTTTATTGTAAAAAAAAAGCTAGGAAACTGTAAACCTAGCTTGAAATTGAAATTAATTTTCTTCTTAAAATTTATGTTATAAATAATAATTAAAGAATGTCAGTTTTTTTTTTAAAACGGTTTATAGGGATTTAAACGGTTTTTGGGGGATAGTTTAGAACGGTAAAACATCTAAACCTGTTTGCACTTCCGCAACTCCTTGTTGTTGTGGTGTGGTTGCTTGCGCATTACCTACGGTTTCGATTTTCCAAGCATCTAAACTATTGAAATATTTTTCTACCCCTTCTGGGTTAGTCCACGCTCTACCACGTAGATTAAACAATACTTTTATTTCACTTCCAACATTTACAGCTGCAAGCTTATCACAGTTATCGTTAGTCATTTGGAAACTAACCAACTGGGTGTAATTACCATCAACAATCTCTAAAACAAACTCCTGTTTTCTAAAAGAGTCCGTAATTTGCTTTAAATCCATCTTTTTGAAAAGCTTTCCTTGTACTTCCATTTTTTAAAATTTTAAATGTTATATAAATTTTTTTAATTCCTTAATTTTCTTTTCCGTTTTTAACTTCTCGGAAAAAGAATATTTTTTAAGTTTCCCATTGTCACCGTTCTCAATCCACTTTTCTAATACTCTGATAATCTGCTTTGCTTTCTCACTTGTCATGAATACAAAGATAACCTTTTTTTTATTAAAAACAAAACTTTTTAAAATAAAATCTCATTAATATTTTTTAAAATGGTATTTCGTCTAAATTTTGACGTGGCATATCGTTAAGACTGTTGTTTATATTTACAACCGTACTCAATGGATTAAAGCCGTCTATTTCTTGGAAATACCTAGCTTTTTTAAAGTCGAATGTCATTGAAACCTTACCAGTTTTACCTACTACCTTTTTCTTTTTAATTTTTACGGTTTTTATTATTACCGAGGTGTTTTCTGGTTCATTTTCCGCAGTCGGTCTGTGTACAACCATGATATTATCCATCATATTGTTCCACATAGAACCACCGCTCAAGTCGTATGCGCTAGGACATGGATATTCATTACTTGCTAATTTTACCAATTTAGAAGGGTGTGCAACAATAAAATAACAATCAAATTGAGATGCGAAAAACTTTTCTTTGCTCAGTTCTTGAGCGAGGTATTGGTCTTCTCTTTGATTGCCTATGTTGTGCATTATTTTATTCCAAGGGTCTTTTAAAACTGCATTTATGCCATGCTTTAATTTTAAAAAGTTAATCCTTTCGTTAATCCAATCGTTAGTAGGCAAAGGTGCAATTCCCGTTTTTTTATCTCGTTCTGGATATATACAAAAAAAATGCTCTTTCACAAACAATAATGACTCGGCAAACTGTTCTGGTGTTGCTCTGTTATTGTACGTCAAATCGGTAGTAATTCCTAGATAAATATGACATAAGTCCTCAAAGAAATAATCTAAAGGGAAATCCTCAGGAACATAGCAACCCCATTTCCAGCCGTCAATACTAGATTTAATCACCATTAGCATCCTTGCCCATTGGCTTTTCCCATGATTTGGGATACCCGTTATTAGTGTCAAATCTCCAGGAAGGTAGCTAAATATTTCGTCTATTGCTGGAAAATGTGTGGTTTTACCTTTCGAACGCCCTTCGTTGTATTGCTTTTCCATCAAAGTCCATAACTCGTCATCCAAATCGTGAATACCATCCATAGGGACAGGTTTAGAATATTCTAAACAATGCAATAATGCGTTTTTATTTATTTCATGTGATGTAGTGTTTTTAGATAAATCTAACATATCGTTAGCATCCTTTTTACCTTTTGGCAAATTTATTATATTGCATCTTTGTTGTCCTAGCCTTCTAATTAACTCATCCTCTAAATATTTACCGCATTCGTCTTTATCAACACATAAGTAAAAGTCTTCTATTTCGTTTAGGATTTTAGCACAGTTTTTAATACATTCTAGTTTTCCGTCTAATTTACTTCCTACTGTTCCTGCGCCTTGGTCTATTGAAACCACCCCTATATCATCATTCAAACCCGCTTCAATCCAGCTTAAAACATCGATTTCGCCCTCAACTATAATTGCTTTCTTTTTACCTTTTAATGAATCCACATTATACAAAATCTTTTCCGCTCCTATGTGTTGCCTAAATGATTTTTTACCATCCACAACAAAACGAGTTTTTGTGTTTATTAGTTCACCGTTTTTGTAATAATTAAAAACTATGTTTCCTCTTTGGTCAGTAGTTACACCAGCTTGCTTTAATGTGTTTTGTGATATTCCACGCCCTTCAAATAATTGCACCGCATTGCTCCCTAAACTTTTAATATTTTGAGGATTAGGTCTACTGTATTTTTTTAATTTCGCTACACTACCAGAAAACGTACATTTCGCAGCATGGCAATTGTATAAACCATTTTCGTAATTAATAGATAAATCCTTTTCCCTTGTTTCGCCTTTTCGCTCAGTACATTTTGGACATACTACCTTTTTTTGTCCTGTGTTTCCAATTGGGCAGTTTATCCCTATTTTGCTAAATTCGTTGTAATACATATTGTTGTTTTTTAATTTTATCAATTTCTTAATGTAAAAATATAATATTTTTTTTTAAAAACCTAATTTTTAAACCTTCTGTCTATTATTTCTCTTAAAGTTGATGAATTTTTTAGAAGGTGCTCCCAGTCGCTCCACGTATCGGATACATCAACAGCATACCTGAGTAACTCACAAAAACTCTTCTTTGTTTCAGTTCCTGTTTGTATTAGTTCAGCGACCTTGCTTTTTACATTATCCCTATATTCGCCATGTAATTTACAGTTTAGTGCTTTTTCGCCATATAAAACAATTTTTTCTAAATCATCAGAAGTCAAAACCTCAGCACCTTCTGAGTCAGAAACATATTTACCCATATTTTCAACTGCAAAAATAGTTGAAACTTTTAAATAACGCTCTAAACTTTTCCCTTCAATATATACTCCTAATTTTTCCGAAATTGTATGCATGATACCTCGTTTAATTTCATCTAAAGTAAATTTTTTAAGGCACTTTTTTACTGTTGTTCTATTTGCCACTAAATCAATATTTACTTTTCGCTTTTTATAATTATCTTGCAAAAAAACTAAAGCGGCAGTTATATCTTCTTCTCTTTTCTTTTCTTCTCTTTTCTTCTCTGTGCCGTTACGTAACGTGACAGGTAACGTTACATCGTCTGTAACCTTTGCTGCTGTTAACTTTTTTTGTGTTTTTTGTCGCTCATTTAGTTTTTTTCTGTGTTTTTGTTGTCTTAGTTTATTTTGTTCCCTTATTTTTTCCAATCCATCTATATTTTGATGTTTTTCCCAATTTAGAACAGCAATTTTCCCACCTTCAAAAACTTCTATCATTTCAAAAGATGACAAGGTTTCAAGTGCTAGTCTAATTATTGAAACTTTCCGATTAAATAAAGTTGACAACATTTCCTCATTGTAAGATATTGTTTTACTTAAATAAATTAAACCTCCGTCATTTATTTTTCCAGCTAATGACAATATTTTTATCCATATAATTAAAATTCCATCTGCTTCTGGCATGGTTTCAATGAGTTTAATTTTTTCATCGTTAAACATTTCAGTTCTTATTTTAATCCAGTTTACATTTATCATAATTATTATTGTTTATTTGTTAAAAAAACGCTGCACCTAAAAAGATGCAACGTAAATATATACTTTAAAAAGGAAGGGGGATATACAATTCAAATATTTTTTTAAAATTCAAGTTGTATTTTATATTTATGTTTCCTATTTCAATTTTTGCTAAATCACGTTCTACTAACTTATCGATAGTTTTTAAAAAATCACTTAGATTGCAATTAGTTTTATGTTGTAAAATGCGTGTATGATATACAAGTGTCTTTGCATATCCTGGTATAGAATCATTTTGATTGTTGTACTTATCTAGTAATTCAATTAATAATGTAGATAGTAAATAGTCCCCTGAGTTACAAAGGAATCTATTTCTTAAATGTAGAAAGTTACTATTCATTAGTATTTCATAACAATTGGACTCTGATAAATTTGTCATTTTAATTTCAATTTTAAATAAAAAAAAGCCAATAATTAGAGGGGCATCTCTAAAAATTGACCTTTTAAAATCTTAGTTTTTACTTTCTTTAATTACGGATGCCCTCGCAATTTAACACAATATAGGCTTTTTATTCCGTAATTCCAAATTTATTTTAAACTATTTTTCACCAGTACTCCCGAATCCTCCGATTCTTTCAGTATCATCCAAGTTTTTGGATACAATGAAGTCTACCTTTTCGTATTTAGAAAAAACAATTTGTGCGACTCTTGTATTTGGTTCTATCGTTTGAATGTAGTTCGATAAGTTTACCAAAATTACTCCAACCTCACCCCGATAATCTGAATCAATCGTTCCTGGTGAATTTAAAACCGTTAAGCCTTTTTTAAGAGCCAATCCCGAACGTGGACGGACTTGAGCTTCGAACCCCTCAGGAATCTCTAAATAGACACCAGTAGGCACTAATACACGTTCTAGCGGCATCAAAGTAATAATTTTTTCAATGTTGGCGTATAAATCGCACCCAGCACTATCCTTCGTGCCGTAAATTGGTAGTTTCCCACCGTTTTCTAATTTAATTCTAATTTTCATAATTTTATTTTTGGGTATGTCTTATTTAAGATTTTTATTGTCTTCTCTTTGCTCCAAATTGTTTTGATAAGTATATTTTTACCGTATTTTTCTGATACGTAAACAAGTATTTCTGATTTATTCAGAATACCAAGTGATTTAATTGCTTGCGGTGGAACTGAATGAATATGTCCTAATCTTTCAATACCTACTCTTTCAATATGATTGTGAAAAGATTGGGTAATGTCATTGTCATTTATTATTGTTACTATTTTCATTATTTTAAATTAAGTTCGCCTTTTGCGGCTAATTGTGAATAAATTCTGTTTCTTATTTTTTTACCAACGTATCTCGTTTTTAAAACCTTTCTCAACGTTTGTGCATCGATGTAAAAAATATCTTCAAGGTCTGCAATTATGTAATCGTTTTTTTCTTTGTATTTATGTAGTAAATTTGATAAACTAGTTAAGCATATATCTTTTTCAAAGTCAGCCGATACGGTTTTAACTTGCCCAAATTCAATGCAAAGGTCACCTAAATCATAGGTTTCCTTTGCTGCTTGCTGTAAATATTTCATCTTAATCATTAGATGTACATTTTATATGATAAATAATAATTTAAAATCATAGACTTTTGTGATTCTGTGAAATTGTAGAAATCGTAAATCTCTGAAGCATCGTAGAATTCTGTTTCACTTTTCACATCAAAAATCCCATCATTTGAATCAACTAAGAACCCCATTTTTTCAAGTATAAAAATAAACTGTTCCGACTTGATAAAAAATGTTGCCGCTGTTTCAATTGCAGAATCCTCAATGTATGCCGATATTTCTAGTTCAAAGTCGTTCATGTAAAATTCCTCAATGTTCACCTTCAATCCTTCTTTGTAAGCGTCAATAAGGCTTTCTAACGATTGCTCGTTGACTTGTGTTACGTTGAACCCTTCGTTAGTTAAAAGCCGCTTATACATCGATAATTGAGGTTTAGTGTCTACGCTTAAAAGTTTGCCGTTTTCCTCCAATCGGTAAACCTTAGTTTTAAACGTTTTTAGTTGCTCGGATACATACGCCATTCTTTCAACTAATTGGAAGAGTTGGTTTTCTTTTGTTGCGGTTAATAATAGTTGAGTCATTTTTAATTGTTTAAATTGTTAATAATAAGTCAAAGATAATAGTTTTTAGTTGAAAAACAAAAAAAGCGGCTAAAATTAATTAACCGCTTAGATATTATTTTTTTTTACGTTTGAAAAATTTAGGTACTTTGAATTTGTATCCGATGTACATTGAATAATCGTTGTTCAAAATACCATGACTCAAGCCAACTAGCATATTTGTTTCTGCGTGATACATAAACCCTAAACGTAAATCAGGTGTGCCGAATAAAAGACTATTGGTTACTGGCTTATATACTGTGTAATTCCATTCTGTAAAAATACTTATTTGTGGCTCAATTTTTTCTACTTGGCTAAAGCAAGAAAAAGAGAACAATAAAAAAACGGGGATTAACTTTTTCATATTATTTGTATTTTGATTTTTTACCATATTTTTCTAATTCCATCGGAACAGCTATTGCTTGTTTTCCACCGATTACAACACCGCAACCAATAGCGGGCTTTTTCCCAGCTTTAGCGTAGTTAAAAGCGTATGCTTCGTGGTCTATGCCGCAACCAACTTGGAGTCCGAAAATACGCCTATTACGACCTACAAAATACTCTACATATAGTTGAGTATGCAAATGACCTTGGACAACACTTTGCAAATCTGCTTTTGCTTTTGTTCTAGCCGTTCCAGCTTCACCATGTATGTATAAAACATCATCAATAACTAACTCGGTTTGAAAAGTCCATTTTGGAACTTCTAGGACTTGGTTATATTCTTTTATCCATTTTCGAGGTACTCCACCCGTTTGGGCTTTTCTCATAACCATTCGACTGTGATTACCAATTATTACATCTACGTTAGGAAACACTTTGTAATATCTCTGTAGTCGCTCTATTGCCAGTTCTAATTCATGACCAGCACCATAACCATCCGCATCACTTTCATGATATGATGCAGCACAATTATCTATTTCATCACCAATATGAATAACTCTATTGCAATTATAATTATTGTATGTATCAACTAAAAAATCTAGGTAAGTATCTAAATCAAAAGGGCAATGTGTATCACCGATTACTAATACCCTACTTTCTTCATTAGTCCACTTTTCATACATTTCCTTTCTTTGACCGTTGAGTCGAGGTCTAAAATCTTTTTTCTTTTTCTTTTTCATTTCCTTGAATTAAAATTGTTAAAAAAATTGTTAAAAAAATGCCGACTAAAATTTTTCATCTAGTCGGCTACTATATTACTCTCACTTAAAAAAAACCATGTTGATGTTTTAAAAAAGCTAGGCGGTCACCCCAAATCAAAAAAACTAACAACCGCCTAACATTAACAATTAAAACAATAAAAATAAAAAACAATAAATTAACCAATCTCCTTTTTTGGTTTTAAGGTTTGAAAAATCACGTGTACTAAGGTTGCTGCTCCATATATAATTACACTTGCTGCCGCCCAATCTGTACTATCAAAATCAATTCCACTCTCTAATATTTCATAACCCAGTCCTATTAACAACGAAATTAAAAACGCTATTGTTTTACTTCCTCCGTTTGTCGCTTTCACCTTTTCAAGTAACTTGCTATATTTAGCTTTGTTAACTGAAAATTGAGTAATAAAAGGTAACAAAGTTGTAAAGATTAACATAATCCAACCCGCTGTATCATTAGGCTTTTCACCTTTTTTAATTAAGTCCAAAACTGGACTCAAATCATTTGCAATTTCGTTTGTTACTTCAATAATTACATCCTCTGATGTTAATGTATCTTGTCCGATAACTGCTGTACTTAGTACCAAAGATAATAATAATAATTTAAATTTCATAATATTTACTTATTTATTTTTGAAAAAACTTTAATTTTCTTTTTTATTTCAACTTTCTTCTTTTCCGTTTCGTTTAGAATGTCGTTTATTTCTTGTATTAGTTTTAAACAGGCTTTAGTATCCATTTTTTACTTTTTTAATAGTTCGGCTTCAACAGATGCAAAGCACCCTGGGCATTGAATTTTGAATAAGTCAATCAATATTTGTTTTTCTGCGTTGCTTTCAGCTTGCTTAACTTCGTTCTGTACTTGTTTAATTATCTTAACCCTCAATTCTTCTAATTCTTCGTATAACATAGTCGTAGAAACTTTGTTAACTTCTTCCATTTTTTGCCTATGTTCTCGTTCGTCTGCTTCTCTCATGTAGTTGTATTCCATACTTTTCATCTTTTTAGTAAACATATTTTTTACAATTAAAAATATTATTCCATTTGATGCAAAAAGCATTGTGATAGCTGCTGTTGTAAAATCCCCATTCATTTAAAAGTTTTATTTGTGCGTGTGTTAAAAATATACGTAAAAAATACATGAAAAAAACAAGGGTAAACAATAAATCTAAGTATGATAAAATCATAAATTAAATTACTCGTTATAGGATTGAAAAATAAAATACTTAGTATTATTGCCGTCCATTGTAAGGATTGGAAAAGATGCCAGGCGTCTGTAAAACCTACTAACCAAGTAGAGGACATGAAAAACGCTTCCCCTTCCTTTTTATTCCCGTTCTTCCATTTTGTCCTCCAGCTTTCTTTAGGATTCCAAAACAACCCCAGTTTACGAAAAACACAGGTTGAAAAATGAAATTGTATTTTGTCGCAAACCGCCTTAAAAATTGCGGCTAAAATTATTAAAATTATTGTTGTCATAGCAATACTATAAAAGCAAAATTATTTATTTTTAAATATTTCAATTTTATTCGTTTAAAAAGTTTAGATAAATAGGCAAATCAATAAAAGGGATGTCAACATTATCCGAATCAGATGCTAAATTATTTGAAATAGTAGAATTTATCCCCCCAGAATAATCTGGGTGAATTAAAACACTAGGGTCACCACAGACACCATAATTATTAACAATAAAAAGTTCGTCATTATCACCTCCCCCTATTGGAAACCTTGTTGCCGATGCGTTTGTAGTGTACATTCCGTTACCCATAATAGTAGTAATTCCTTTGTTTGTATTCGATGTAATATGAAGTGTTAAAGGTCTACCTATTCCCCCATTTTGGTCTGTAATTAATGTATTGTTAATAAGTGAATTGCCTTTTGCTGCTTTTATACAAGTTGCTATTGTTTCATCGGTACAGTTTGGGTCATCAATAGACTCTATTTGATTCCCGAAAAATATAATTTTATGAGGTGTCCCCCCTTCTAAACTGTTATTATACGTATTTATGCCAATTTGAAACCCTTTGATTATATTTCCCGAAAAAGTCAAATTATCACAGCCAGCCGTTGCGATTGCTTGATATGCGTTGTTGCCTTGTAATTCAGTTGTAAAAATCTGATTGTCTTTAAAAATAACTTCAGCAGATGAACGCATTAAAATTAAAGAATGGTCTAAAATGTTAGTTTGCCCAGATATTTGCCTATCCGCAAAAACAAAATTAGTATCTGCAAAAATTAAATTTCCTGAAAATTCACCACCATACATTGACTGTATAAATATAATTCCGTTTTTAATTGTATTTTCTTTAAATGTAAACCTATAAATCCCCCTACCTGCTGAGTAAGTCGTACCCCTTATATCTATATTCCCAGAATCAATAAATTTATTACCAACGATTTCAATATCTGAACTGTAAGCCGTACCTGTGATTGTATTAAATTCTAAACAGTTTGTTAATTGTGTATTTGCATTATAAACTTGATTATCTTTTATTGATAGTTTCCAGTCATCAAAAGAAAAAGGACCTACAAACCCACCCCCGCTATCTCTTAATTTATTGTTATTTATATTTATATCGTAGACATAAGATGAGTACTCAATAAAGTTTTGATTGTGTATAGCATCTAAAACGTGCAACCCCATTTCCCTCCCTTCGTTGTTTTCTATTGTGAAAGATGTTCTTTCATTTAGTGTTGTAATTTCACCGCTTGAAATATGTAATAAACTACCACTTGCTGAACTGTCAACCTTACAGAATCCAATATATCCACTTGGGGCAAAAACATTTGAAACCGTATTATTAAAATGGCAATTTGTAATGTTAACAGGTTTATTGCTTCTAATCATTGCTCCTAATTCCCAGCCATAATTTGCCCCGTTATTATTCAAATTTCCTTCAAAAACAATTCCGTCCAATATTAAAGGAGATGTTTGTGCTTGAATTGCATCACTAGAAACAAAAACTAAATCGCTCGCATCTATTGAGCCGACATTATATTCGAATGTAATTACATTACCAACAACATTTGTAACTTTTGCAGTTTTCGCACCTGACGAGAAAGCAATTAAATCATTATTCGATGTGCCCGAACTATTAGCAATCCCAACTTTCGCTCCAATATAAAATTCGCTTCCATCTGTTACCGTAATACTAGTGACTGCATTATATGAAGCATTCGGAAAAGAAGATATTTGGTCAGGTGTTGCAATCGTATCATTTGAAGAAATTAAATTTTTACCCCCGACATCTATAACCTTATCATAAAAATATTTCGTGTTTGGGGTCATAATTATATTTCCTCCTACTGGCGTTAACTCGCTAATATTTTGCAATGCGTCCCAATTATCTTTTGCAACTCCAACCGTTCCAAGTCCATACTCTACAACATCAATTTCGACCCAACTATCATAATAATTTTTTCCATCAATTAACCTTTCCCATTTCACTCCATTTGTTGATTCAATAATCGTAATTCTGTTATGAGTACCGTTTTGGGTTCGATAAAATAAACCTTTTCCCGTTCCTGTAATTAATACTACTTTTGATGTTCCAACATATGAAATTAACTCATTATAATTATTTAAAGTGTCAATCCCCACCCCTAGTATTTGTGTCAAATCATACTTTGTCGCAATCTCACTAATTGTATCAACTGAACTTCCTGTTAAATTAGATAAATCTGTTTTAGTAGCTATTAAATTAGTTGTATCTAATGTTAATTCATTGCCTAATGTACCATTCCCTGTTATAGTTGTACCATCTGTAATAATAGATTTATCAAAAGTATCTAAATCATATTTAGTAGCAATTTCTAAAACCGTATCAATACTAATATTAGATAAATCGTATTTTGTCGCAATCTCATTAAGTGTATCAACGCTTACATTTTGAAGGTCGTACTTAGTAGCCAACATTGCAACCGTATCAATGATAATTTGCTCAACCCCAGCATCTGTTTTTTCGTACCAATTTCCGTCAGCTTTTCGATAAGGTGCTGAAATATAACCCGCTCTAGGTGTTGCCGCTTCTACGTTTAAAATCTTTTGTTCGTCTACGTAAGTTTTCTTTTTAATTGGCGCTGTTTGTGCATTGATTGAACCAATAAAGAAAAAGAAAGATAAAAATAAAAATAACTTATTCATTGTTTTTTGTTTAAGATTGTCCATAAAAATAAATATCAAAACTCGCTATGTCATCCGTTGCGGTGATTTCTATTGCTGTATTATTAACGTTTTGTGCTACGTGTTGCAATGAAATAAAATTACCGTCAGCGTCCTTAAATGACCATGCAAAAACCGTAGATAATCCCGCTGAGGTGAAAGTCTGAGGAACAAAAGCCGTCAAGGATTGACCTAACAGACTTCCACCCGCAAGGAATGTATTTTCGCTTAAATATTGTTTAATTTTGTCTAATGCAAGAAAGTTGTTTTGTTCGTCTACAATTTCACAAGGTTTTTGAACAATTGTTTGACTTATTATTTCCGCTTGTGTTACTCCGCTTACGTCCACGTTTTCAGGACAAGTGCATAGGTGATTATTATTTGCCATATTTATTTGTAAATTACTTTTCCACTCGAAATGTTAATCGCATGAGTGAAAATTTTGGTTGTGAAATAAAAAGTATCATATTCAATTGTTGACTCTGTAAATGTGAATAGTGAACCGTCAGGTTTTGTAATTTGCATTAATACGGTCGAATCTTCATTGAAAATATTGGTAACAGAAAAACCGCTACCATTGACCGCTAAATTGTAATTTGTGAAATTATTACCTTTATTTTCGTAGTTCATTAGATGCGTTCCATCTGTATCCGCTAAAATTGGAAAAGTAATATCCCCTTTATGGGAATAGCACCCTAAATCATACGCACCTTTTATGTTAAAGTCGCTCATTTTAGTTTGATTTTAATTCAATTAGAAAAAATACAATTAGATTTTGAACAAATACAAAAGCCACCGAAAAGGCAAACCCTAAATTTAAAAAGTAAATGAAACCAATTGCGTAAAAAAGTCCTATATAAAAACTCATGCAAGTTTTACAAATAAAAGGATTAATTAACTTTGTGTGGTATGCTATTTCCCAAAATTTAACTTCGTACGCTTGCGCTCGTTCAAAATATTGCGGTGATTCGTAGTTGTCAATATTCTCTAGTTCTTCAATATTAAACTCGATTCCTTTTTTCTTTGATATATATTGCGCTACTCCTATCCTTATCCAGTCCAATATTTCGCCCCTGTTCATATAGGAATCCAACATAAAAACCGTTAAGTAAGTTAAGACAATACTAATTGTAAAATATATTATAACCATTAGCAAAAATATTGTTTTGTTTCTTCATCAATACACGAAATCAAATTAGACAAATTAGTTTCTTTTGAGTAATCGCATGAATATGAATATAAATTAAAATTATCGTTTTTCAATTCTTTTCCCGTTTCTCTCAAATATATGCTTTCCGTTATATCGTCACAACTCTCAACCGTAACACCAGCAATTTTGTTGATTCGGTGCATCATCATAATATCAAAGTTATCAACATCTTTTGCAATTGAAAAAACAAGTTTAAAACTAAAATTAATACTCAACCTTTTAGGGTCTGAGTAACTAAAAATATAAGGGTCTGCTGCACCGTCCTCACTCTCAACACGCAAATAAAAATAATTCATATATCTATCTGTGATACCCAAAAAACCGCCTTGGTTCTTTAGGTCGTATATGAAACCAGTATCTTTAAATATTGTAGTTTGCTCTTTTACTTTGTCAACTACTTTTTGAGCGTGGTTCTTAAACATTGTTCTATTGAATTTATAAGTTGTTCATTAATTTCCTTTATCTCATCATCTGTAGGACTAAATATTTTTTTGTTTGTTTGTGATTCTTGATGCTCACCTATTATTCTATCTCTATCGGTAGCAAATCCAAAGACAAAATCTTTTTTATTTGTTCCTACGGTTAGACTTCGCCTTAAATCTCCATCCAATTCTAAATCTTTGTAACCCGTTTGGCGTCTTCTCGACTTCCTATATTTTTTGTAACTAGCACTATTGTATTTGCCTATTAATTTATTGTCCGATGCTTTACCCTCATTAAAAATACGTAATGAAATTGACCCCTCGGCTAATTTCAAAGCTGGGAATTGTATTTCCTTTAACTTTTCACCGCTTAAAATATCAGCGGCACTATTAAGTATTTCCTCAAAGCCTTGAAGGCTAATATCTGCCATTATTTTAATTTAATTACGCTTGTTTTTTGTAGCTTTGTTGAACTAGGTTTCACGACCGTTTTTTTTATTTTCTTTTTTTTTGAGCAGCTGCACATATTTATATAATTTTATAATTTACCAATCAATCAATATAACCTTTTTTTCTCACAATTCCAAATATATTAAGGTATAGATTCAAAGTATTTTATATGATGATTGCAGCTTGTGCATTGACCACCAAAGTTTTCCAAATACGTTTTAGCTTTCCTCACAACGGCTTCCAATAAACGCCCGTATTCGCTCTTCTCTTCAAAGCCAGTAATAACATTAACACCACCGTTAAACTTCGTTAAAAGCGTCTGAGCGTCTTCCTTTCCGTTTCGTACCAACGGGTTTACACCGTCTGAAACGAGAACCTCTTCCATCACTTTACTCGCTATTTTCATCCGAACTGCAAACTTTAGTTCTTGCGAAAATTCACTAATTAAATCAAAATCATCGCACAACGTGGATACATTATATTGAATGAAATTGTTTGCTACAAAAACCTTAGTTCCTTCTACTTCCTCAAGATAAGGTTTTGCGTAATAATCACCGCAAGCGTGAGAACAATTAGAACAAATATCAGAACAACTACATCCTTTTAGCGTTTCATTTGCTAAGTTAAAACAGTTGGTTGTATATACATATATATAATCCTCATTGCTTTCAACATCAATCAAAATGCGATTTAAACCAGCTTTTACATTGGCTTTTATTTCGTCAGTTCCCGCTAGTGTTTCAACAAAAAAACTACAATCGTCAACCGCTATATCCGAGTTAAATTCAATATTGCGAACCTTTAGTTTTTGCGTTTGGTCTTGTGTTATTTTTTCAAACAAACAACCCCTTTTTATGTCTTTGTTAACCTCGCCAAAAACACTACCAATCTGCCCTATTTTACGTTTGCCGATAGTATAATTAAAATTAAACGATTCACTCAAAGCACCCGTAAAGTCGCTTAAAACGTCTAAAATCGCCTCATCGTGTAAGATTTTAAACAAGTCCTCCCCTCTGTGTGTTTCGTTGCTCGCTAGACTAGAAAACCGCTTTAAATTCATCCCCGCAAGGTCATTAATGTATAAACCGCTTGAAGGTGTTTTGTGGTTTGCTGAATAACGTAATCCAATAAAACAATCCTTGTCTTTGTTGAAAATATTTATGTTTGTCATATATTATTTTTAAAAAAGGGGCGCAATAAAACACCCCTTTTATTGTTTAACTTAATCCTGCAATATTGACATTCTCAATATCATTAGATACCATACTATTGAGTTGCAGCTTACCATAGTTTTGTTCTGATGGGTAAACTTCATTTCTTATACCTTGAGCATAAGCATCTAGAGAACCATCTCCCATTAACCAAATTTGAGTCGTACCATAACCAGCAGTGATACTAGTAGGACTGTAAGTCACAACACTAGCGCTATGAGGAGACCTTACTGTATTACCATTTCTATAATCATCTTCCCACTTCTTAGGGTCTGTTATCATTAATTCAATCTCAGCATCATTAGGCATAGTGGCATTAGTCTTTAGAGTAGTTATAACCATACTAGCTACTTTACCGTGAAAACTTCTGTTACCACTTCTACCACCAATAGTAAAGTCACCACTAACATATCTATCCATCCTAGCACCTGTAGAAATCCATGTACCTTGTCCACCAAAGGTAGGGTTGGGGTTGAATATCCAACTACCACCAGAATAGAACATCACCTTAAAACGGAAGCTACCATTCAGGTTAGTGTTTGTAGCATCAGATGAGTTGAATCTAGTCCCGTCATGTGCGATATAAATACCGTAGTAACCAGCGCCCATATTTGAGAGAATCAAGTGTTCGTTATAGCCAGCACCTTCACGACCCCATCCGAATATCAACGCCCCAAACTGGTCTGTTCTAAGGTAGATGTTGTCATCTCCATTACCAGCTCCTTCTCCGCTATTCCATATGTGTTGATTAGAGTTGTTACCATCAGATGACACTACAATTGCAGTTGCCCAAGGTCTAGAATTACTAGCGTTACTAGTCTTAGAGCTATCACTATTAGCTGCTACAGTTACTCCTAAGCCACCCATCCTTAATGGGTTGTTATAAACATTATTACTAGCAACTTGCCTCAAGTATTCATTACTACCGCTAAAATCTATTGCCTTATTCCAAGGAGTTAATATGGTTGGTGCAGGAGTAGGAGTTGTAATAGTTTCAATATCATTTGTGCTAATATCTCCTGTTGTATTTAATACAGCCATATGAATTTTAACGGGTGCGGTATCCTCTATGTTTGTAGCTTCATAAGTATTGGAGAAAGTACCGCCATCAGCAGGGCTTGCGTTGTTCATTATGTTATTCAAACTACAAGCAATTAACCAAGCACTTGTCCCATTTACCTCAATAGCATAATCATAAAACGCTTGACTTCCTGAAGTAACAACAATATTCTGAACTACAGAACCATCTCTATAAAATTTGAAAGTGTGCTTATAATCAGTTTCATACTCCCAAACTATTGCAGTATCAAAATCAGACAATTCTAAGGTACTAAAATCGCTCGGTTCATTAGCTAAACCTATAATGTACTTATCATTGGCAGCATTTAAATTAGGTAATATATTTGCTTCTACATAAGCTTTTTCTATTATAAATCTTTCACCATCTGCAACTGTACCGTTAACATGAACTACCGAACCGTCATCCATCGTATTTGAATCAATCATAGCGGTAGATGTATTTTCATGATTAAATCCACTAATGGCAGTTACGGGTGCTGTTAAATTATTTACAATTATAGTAAGTGTTCCACTTGAACTACCATAAGCATTAGTCCTAACTACCTCAATTTCATAGGTATCAGTTGGATTAGTAACATAATCTCCCACCACTTCAGGGGAAGTACCATTTAAGTGAATACCATTTACATCAATAGTTAAACCGCTATTGTCTGTATCTACAATAGAAGTGACATAGGACGCCCCCACAGGATGCAATTGTACATTAACGGCACTTAATTCGTTGACTGTAATTGAATTATCGCTAAAAGTAGCTGGCACTAAATCAGCGTTTGTTAATGTTGTAATCTCAGTATAAGTTACAGGGTTTCCTAAGAAAGTATCTGTAGTAGGGATTGCTGTTCCGTTATCAATGTGACCATTTGTTGGAATATACCAAGTTGTAAACGTAGGGTCGTCAGGGAATACTATAGAAGTATATGTACCTGTTCCTCCGTTGTTATCATCATAATACTCAGCTTCTTCGGTAGTAGCAAATACAGGATAATTAAATATTCCATCAGGAGATTCTACAACTCTAAAGTACATTGTAGGTGCTAAGTCCTCTAGTTCGTGTATTTTAGGAATACCTACCAATCTAACCGTAGTATCTCCAAACTTAATACCTAAGTGATAATCCAACCCATTTGGAACGGGATACGTAGTTCGTGCAATAGGTACAAATAAAGATGTAGATTCGTCAAAGTAAGATATAACAATAAAATTATTTTCGTCTATCCCTACTTTAATTTTTACTAAGTCACCATCTAACCATTTAGCTCCTTCAGGGCTTGTGCTAAACCTAAAGTCTACATTACTCCACCCCTCCCGTTGTGAATAGCCTGTATTTGCCCCGTAATTAGTCCAAGGTCCATTTGGACTAGGATGAAACCAATGTGAAAACTGATACCCATAATGACCAGAATTTACACCGTTGCAAAATGTACTAGGGTCAGCATAACTAGAATTACCGTTGTAATCTCCGTTATCATAGTCCGCCTGACTAGGAATTAAACCGAAGCCTATTATACCCTCATTTCTTATGTCAAAAGTAAAATATTCGCCTGCTTGGTTAATTGTTTCAGGGGTTTTATACCCACCTGCGTTATATCCCGAAGTAGTAGCCCCGTATTCATCCGTCCCCGTTTCAATTGCAGTACCTTGAGCACCACCTGCCTCTGTTGTAGTTACTCCATTTACGTCCGCTATCATTGTACTATAAGGGTCTGATATTACAACCGATTGAAATGCCCCTACCGTATATAATTCGTTTAACGTGTTTATAACGTCATTTAAGCCGCCTACGACACTATCACCGTCAATTGTAACATTAGCATGGTCTAACTTTATCCAATGCACTAGACCGCCTTGTATTGATTGAATAGTGATTAATCCATCACCCGTATCAACCGCCTTAATCGTGTTAACTCCATACGCGTACCCATTGTCCAACATAATAGAGGTAGAGGTAGCATCTAACTTAAAGTCTATTACTTCACCCGTTAAGTCATTATTATTTTGAGGTACTACAATATTCTCCAGTTTCGCCTCTAATAAATAACTTCGCAAGTATTGTTGATTTTTATATCCCAATTCTTTGGCAATAAATTCTAAAGAATCAACCGTTGCCGCTGAATTAGTCCCCAATGCCATTGTATAAATATCATCTGTACTAATATCAACCGCCCCCGATAATAAAGTAAATGTAGTGTCTAAGGTAAGTTGTACCCTTGTTAACTCAGGACTTACGGAAGGGTCATCACCCCAATAAGCGATAACTTCTTGATTAACTGCAATACCTGAAAAGTCACCCGTGTAAGTGTACCTACTTCTAAACCAAAATGCATCGAATCCGTCACCTTTTGGCGTTGTGTATAAACTAAAAAACGGGCTATCTACACCCATTGCGGTCAGTACTTTCAATTTTACATAACCACCCTGTAAGGTAGATTTGTTCATCTGGTAACCCGCATTTTCATTGCCTACAAAATACCAATTAATTTTTTTACCTTGCTCATCATTTTTAAAATACCAACCATCTTCCGCCCCGTTTGGTTCTTCTAACCCTGCCGCCCCGTCAGCATATACCGATGCGTTGTTATTCAATAGTATTGACGTGCTATCGTACTCAATGAGAGCACCAGCGTAGGGTTTTAATTGCCATTCTGTTCCGTCAAATATAACTTCATCACCATTTTTAAAACTTTCCAAGCCTTGCCCTAAATCGTGAGTTCCTATTGTAATAATATTGTAAAAATCACCATTAACAAAACCTGTCACATCCGTAGTAATGTCGGGCGTGTTGGTGTCAGGATTCCAAATACCTTGATAGTCAACCCCTCTGCCTACTGTAACATTTCCTTTTAATGTTATATAATCGGCAACCTCTTGAGCATTGGCGAAAATATTATTATCTTCGTCTTTAAATTCTGTAAAAGGTATGCGGAAAAATTCATATTGAGTAGTTCCGCTTTCCGCTGTTTTAATATCGTTTTTTATATTTACTAATGTGTTGTCCGATGAATCAACTTCACCCGACAAACAAGCATTCCAATAGGTTGGGTTACTTGAGCCGTAAAAGTTAATACAATTACCTTGTTCGTTTCTTACTATTCTAATCATGTTTTTATCTTATTATAGTTATTAAAAGTCCTAACGGTTGAATAATTACTGGGTTATCTGATTTAATTGCAGGCAAAGTCAATGCGTTAATATCTTCGTTAGAAGTTATCCAAGCCGATATTTCAATCCTATTAAGAAACGTATTGCCCACAGTACCACCACCGTAAAAAATCGGTTGAGATGTTAAAGGAAAAGTAAAAGTAATATCATCGTTATCATCTCTATTAGAGTACCACAATGCGGGTTCTACTGTTGTGTTGGCAATTTGTGGAATTACATTAAAATCAAAACGTACTCTCAATTGGTCACCATACTCGAGGTCATTTAGTTTTATTCTACCTGTTGAACCTTCAAAACCTGTTCCCTCTGACAAAGGATAGTTTGTATCATAATCATATGAATAATCTAACAAAGTTGTAACACCATTTGGTAAATTTGCACCTTGAAAAAGTCCTATTCCCGTTTCGCCCGTTGGTGTTGGTGTTGTCCAATATGGATTATCTACCGCAGCGTGAACCGTTGGAGATAAACTAAATACTTTAAAAATTTCATTGTCAACATCTGCCTGAGTGTAATTAATACCCGTTCCAGCTTGCCAAACGTAGTTATTAGACAACGGTTTGCCCTCAAAAGCTCCCGTATGTGAGTAACCACTTTGCCCAGCTAAACCAGTAACACCGCCCTGACATTCTGCAACATTAACAGTTAAATCCGCAACGGTCAAACCTAAGTCAACCATTTGAGAAGGGTATAAACTAACGTGGCTGCCTTCATCATCGTGTATTTGTACACGTCCGCTACTTAACTCTGTTACCGCTGTTGAGTCTAAGTTAAAAAGGTAGTCTTGGTTTCCGTTTTCATCATATATTACAAGGGTGCAATTTGTAAAAACAGCGGAAAAACTACTAAGGTCTAATGGTAAATGTGCCATATATATATTTTTTAAAAAGGGGGATGAATTTACACCCACCCCCCCGTTATAATCAAGGAAACTATTAAAAAACTTGTTAAATACTATCCTAAAATAGAACAGTCAACATCTCCACAACCAATATTCCACAAAGTAGTATAGTTGAAAGTAGATGCAAAAGCTGTTTGTGGTAAATGGCAAAGGTCAAAATCTTTTCTCCACTTGTAAACTACTTTATTATCACATTCTCTATACTCAATTTGCATATCTACAACAAACGGAATACCTAAAGTTGGCGTTCCTACATCAACTTTTTGACGTGTAATTGTTCCGCTAGATTGAACTGGTGCATAAACTGAACGTCCATTTGGGTTAACCGCATAGATTGGGTTTTCAAACTTGAAAAATTCCGCAATAGTAACCGAACCTGGCATAAATGCCACAACTCCACTTGTCAACAACGCGTCAATCCCTTCTAATACTGGTTGAACCGCTCTATCAAAATAAATATTTGCTCCAGTGGATGTAGCTTTATTCGGGTCGTAACCGTCAACATTTCCACTGAATACACTTGATGCGTACTGATATGCTTGTAGTTTCTCAGCACCACTGATAACATAAGGTGTTTCACCGCTGATAGGTGATTGTTTAGAATACTCGTTAATCAAAGAATGCCATCCCATTGGTTGCGGTTTAGCTTGTCCACTTGTAAACAACAATAAGTCTTTTGTCGCTGTTGTACCATCCGCAAAAGCACCTACATTGGTGTGCATTTTTGTAACCAATTTTTTCTGGTATTGTGCTAGTCCTTTTCTTACTGACCGTTTGATTTTTTCTTGTAACTCCCTCATTGGGTCTTCACAAGTTGCATCGTACAAATTAGCGTCAATTGTGAAAGTGTCACCAATTGCGTCATCAATTGTAATCGGCACAGTATTATAATCTAAAGGTGTGTCCGTTTCATCTGTACACGTGAAATCTGGAACTGTCGTTGCATCTCCTACCGTTGTGTCAGGTGTTAAAAATTTCAAATACATATGACGTGCTGCATTACTGCCTGGTTTCGCCATTCCTGGGTCTACTGTCAATGTATCACGCTGTGAGTCTTGAATCGCTCTAACAGCATTAAAAGTAAAATCTCTATTGGAATCTGGGTTTAAATCCGTTTCCATAATCGCAAGTTGCGCTTCTGTTTTTTGACATAGAATGTCACTTGTTACTGGTGTTCCAGTTGCCATAATAATATAATTTTATATGAAAAAAAAATGATAACAACCACACCAAATAGCGGTTGCAATAAAAGTCTTATTTATTAGCGTATTGATAGGTCGCAAACCCAATTTGTAGGACGTTTTTTGGTAGGTAACGTAAAAACCTTGTAAAAAGTAACAAATAAGAGGTATCCCCCTTATCTGTTACAAATATACGCTTTTTTTTTGAGAAATCCAAATTTTTAACCAACTATTTTCCGCTTAAATGCTTTGTAAGGAAATTTAAGCCTGTTGAGTCGACTTTCTTACCGTTTGTGGATACAATACTAGTTTGTGATACGTTTGGCTGTGTGCCGCCATTAGACACCTTTAAAATATTCATTTCCTTAGCTAAATCCTTGATAGCTTCATCAACCGTAGAATAAAACCCGTTACGGTCAAAACTCAAAGCCTTTGTACCGTCTTTTGCTAATATAGTGCCATCTTGATTAACTCTATAATTTTCCAATATACGAGGTGCAATCAACTGAGCATATAACCCCCTTTTTTCGGGTATGTCAAAATTGATTGAATCAGAATAGATGCGAGAGTTTAAAACTTTTTCGGCATGAAATGCGTAGATAGTTTCGTTAGCTTTTTGATTAGCTAGTTTTTCAATCTCAACTTTTTCAAGTTCCAGTTTTTCAATAGTTGTTTTAAAATCTTGTACACCCGTTTGTAGTTCATTAATCTTTGTAATGTATTCTTGACTAGCAGTATCGGTGTGTTTAATCAATTGCGCATCCTTTCGCTGTGCTAACAATGCAATAGCCTCTTTTGCTGTTAATCCGTCTAGCTCCTCACGTTCAAAACCTCCGGCACGTTTAACGGCATTAATTAGGGGTTTTTCGTAACTCATCCACCTAGTTTTACCCGTTGCATCCTCATGCTGTTTAATTATGTTGTCCCTATTTTTAGAAACAAATAATTCCTCTTTTGACTTGTTGACCGCTTCTGTAAAATCGCCTAAGTTTTGAAATGGTAATTCGTTAACGTCACCATCTTTTAAGATTGCAATTGCATTAATAATTGCGTTATCGTCAGCACCTAAACCAGCCAACATCTGTTTTAACTTTTCCTCGTTCATTTTATTAATTTACTTGATTATATAAAAAAAATTACTTAGTCTTTTTTGCTCTTGGTTTTCTAGTTGCCTTTTTAACTTCTTTTTTTTCAACAACTTTTTTTTCTGTTAAATCTCTTTCATAAGTTTTTCCCGTTGTTTCGTCCTCAACTTGGATAATACCTAGCCCGTCAGCTATCAAAGATTCTTTACTTAATTTTTCAACCTCAATATAACGTCCTCCAATTATATTGCCCTCTTGGTCTACTTTAATTCCGTTGTGTTGTATCCATGCCTTTGCTTTTGCTGGATACACAACTCTGATTTTTCTTGTTAAACTGTCAAAAATTTCCATATTATATTTTTACTTAATTATTTAATCTTGTTTTGGTAAAGGAATGTAAATAACTTGATGCCTACAAGAATATCCCCCCCTATATTGTGCAAATGTTTCGGGCGTTGTGTTTTTATTCCAACCGCTATTTTTTCCCTTGTCTAACCTTCTAATTATTTTCGGTATGTCTTCCACCCTGTACATTCCCTTTTTAACCTCTAAATCCTCAAATAAAGACGTTTTCCCCGTTAAGTGTTCACAGTTTCCACGTGACGTAGAAATAAGACTGCCAGCATATATAAACCCGTCTAATTGGTACGCGTCCCTTACTATGTCGTTTGTTGCTCCATCATGCTGATTAATAGAATCCATTGCAACTTGTTTCACATAGCGTAAAAATCTACCATCCCTTTTTTCCGTTCCTTTTACAAATACGCTTAATTCTTTTTCAATATCCTTAACCTTTGATTTCAAAGCAACACCCTTAAATAATATATCTCTAATCGGTGTTATATAGTTCGCTTTTAATGCTTGTTCGCCCAATAAGTTATCAATAATATTTTCTATTGAAATTCGTCTATAAACACTTATTTCATTCCTTATCTTTTTCGTGAACTCAGCACCAGTTATACCTTTGTATATTTCGTTATTTAGTTCATCAATCTTTTCAAAGTTAGGTAAAAATTCATCAATCTTTTTTTGTAGAGTTGATTTTCTAATAACACCAAGAACTTTTTTTGTAATGCTGTTTAAAAATTTATTATTTATCGTTTCCTTTTGTAACCTTCCTTCTTTCTGTGATAACTTTCTTAGTATATCAAGTATCTTGTTAAATATAGCTTTCTCGCTTGATTTAATGCCGTCTAAGAGCCTTTTTTCAGCCTTACCTATAATCCTATCCTTTTTGTTAATATCGTCTTTTAATGCCATACTATTCAATAGTTCCTAATATTTGTTTTTTTGTTTACAATCATCAACTAACATCATCACTATTAGAGCCATCAAACAAAACTACATTTTCAATCAAATAAGGTTGAATAAAACTATCGACATAGTTATATATTTGTTCTTTGCTTAAATCTAAAACATCAATAGTAGTCTCTTTCAGTATATTATTGAAAGCTATACTACTATAATCTCTTTTTATTATGTCGTTTCTGTTGTAGATTCCTAATGCCATCCGTTCTGTTATTTCCTCTTTTGACAAAATCCACAAAGGGGAATAAGCTAGTTTTAAATTTTCTATTTTTATTTTCCTTGTATTGCCTTTGTACTTGCTTTCAATCACCTCAGTCATTGCGTTGTATTTGTCAGCTGAGAAAGTAGTATTTACTTTCTCAAGTTTGTCCTCTATTGTTTCAAGTTCATAGCTTTTTGGCAATGTAATATGAGGGACTTGTCTTAATCCTCGATTGCTTTGCAAAAGGCATTCAGTGAAAAACAATTGGCTTTGCATAACTTGACCAAGAAAACCTTTTGTTATATTTTCCATAAAAAAGGCGGTTGGTCGCATTCTCATTTTCATAGCTTCACCGCTTTCACTTGTATTGATTAACAAGTCAACACCGAGCGCATTTGCACCCATTTTAAGGAATGAAAAAGTATCTTCCTTGTTTAGTTTCAATAAGTTGGAATCAGCCGCTAAGTACTCTATTAATGGTCGGTTATTCGTTCCCTCAATGCCTTTATTTTCAGCGTAGACCGTTCCAGCTGGTGAGTCATTGGAACGCCCTGAACCGTTGCAACTATTACAAGTTGAATATGTCAACTGTTTAACACCGTCAATCATTTCCTCTTTTGCAATCTGCCCTTTTGCTTTACAAGTTTTACAACCTATATCACCATTTACAATTTTTACGGGATGCGAAAACCTAGTATTTACTACTTGATTATCCGAAAACCTTACCGCAAATTCATCAAAATATTCACACGCACCACGTATAAAACTTTCATTGTATTGTTCATCACCGTCAGGCGTAGAAGTTAGTTCGCCAGCCATAAAAACAACAGGCAAAACATTGGTGTTTATCCCGTCTTTTGTTGTACCCGTATCGTGAAAATACCAAACTTCCAACTCATAAACTCGCTGTTTATCAACAAAAGTATTGGTAGGGACATAAGTATAATAGTATTGTTCATCAACTAAAAAATACCAATCTAAAACACCGCCTTTTTTCATAGTCATAGAGCCACCAATCCACGCAAAAACGTTATATTCTGCTGTTGGAATATGCTTAAAACTTTCAAAAGGTACAACAATTGGCTTAATACCGACAACTCTATTAGCACTCAACTGAGCAGGCGGCAAACTTGCATCCTCTGAGTTAAAAGGGAACGACAAAACGGCATCGTTTGCGCGTTCCATCCCTCTTTTAATAATGTATCTATAATAATAATCAAAAACGTCAACTTGCGCCCCCATTAAGGTAAACGGTTTGTTGTCGTTCCAATCTTTCAATACTTTAGATGAGTCCTGTATATGGATACTAGACTCTTCTAAACTTTTTCCAATATAACTAAACAACTTTGTCAAAATATCATTTGAAAACCGCCTAACATTTTGTTGGCGATATTCTTTTACATCTTGCGACTCATTCGGTCGTTGTCTGTCAATTAAATCAGAATCTACCCTTCGCGTATGTGTGATTATTTGCTCATACGAGATTGAGGCGTACTCAGTCGAACCAAGTACGCCATCAAAAAAGGTAGGATTATTATTTATAAATTCAATTACTCCCATTTAATAACTTATATTTTAACATCCAACACTAACACCAGGCAATAAAACCCCTTGTCTAACACCTTCTTCAGTAATTGCAAAGGTCATAGTCCATTCCGCCGAACCAGTTGCGTCAACTGTGTGTGGTGTTTGAGTAACTGAAAAACTCATACCTGGACTTTCTCCGATTCCCGTTGCTGCCGTTAGGTCATAACTTGATGCCTTGATTGCTGTTGTTACTGCGTTATTGAAATACCAAAAACCGCTTGCATCCTTCCATGCTAATCTCATTCCTGAACTATTTTTATTTAACGTGTCGAAGTACGTAAAGTCACTACCATCGTCAGCCGTAAAAATAGTCTTAAATTCGATAGTCGTTTCACTGCCGACTACTTTTTTCTTTTTGTAACTTACTGTGTGTACTGACTCAGTTGGTGCACCTACAACCAAATTTCCAATCGGTGACAAAGAAATGTCCCCAGCTGTGATTTTTGTTTGCCATTCGGCATTATCTGAAATGTCTGTAAATTCCGCATCACATTTAAACAGAATAAACTGCTGAATCGTGCTTTCTCTTGTTTCCTCCGCGCATGAATCATAAGAAACTGGTGGAGTGGATGCACCTGTTGAGCAGCACCCTGTTGAACATAAACTCATAATCTTTAAAATTTAATTTTATATAAAATTAGTTTCCTTTTTTATTTCTTTCTTGACTTTTTCCCCTCACAGTTCCAAAGTTTTCTGGCAAAGTCATTAGCACCCGCACCACGTTTAGAACTCTTTATTCCACTTGAACGAGCGCAATAATTATCACCCCTTTTCGTTCCTGGCGCTGCTTTATATCCTTTTGCTCCAAATTGTACTGTACCGCTTTTCCCGTCCGTTGGGGTCGCTTTATACTTCTTTCCTTTTGCTGTACCTTTTGAAATCTTGTAACTCCTGCCCTTTACTTTTACAGTTTTACCAATTTTTATTCTACTAGCCATATTTTCTCGTTTTACTCTTCTTTGTTTTCTTCTTTTTTCTTTTTCCTTTCTTTTTTAAAGGGCTGTATTTCGTTTTCATCTAAGATTTGTTTTAAATGTTGCTTAGTAGGTATTCGCCAACCGTCCAAGTTTAAAGATTCTTTGTTGCGTTCGTACCAATCTTTTTTCTTTATGATTGGTGCAATACTTGACCGCCTGTAATTGTATAAAATTATGTCGTTTTCTTGTAACTGCATTATTAATATTATTTTCCTACAATATAACCTTTTTTTCCCACAATACCAAACTTTAGGCTATTTTTTTTACTTTAATTTCCCACTTTTATCTAAAATATAGTCATTTCCCGTTCTAATATAGTAATATATAGGTATTAAGACGGTAGAAACACAAACCATGAACAAAATAGTATTGAAAACGTTTTTTAATTGCATCCGAATTTTTTCTCGCATTCTGTATATATGTTAAAATTATAAATAAACATCGGTAACGCTCCCACGTTAATCTCAGGCGTAAAACCATCCATCAAAAATTCAATATCATTAAAAAACAAGTTTTCACCCGCAAAAACATTTCTTATATATTTGTGCAAGTAAAAAGGTATTTTCTCAAGCAAACTGATGTTTTTTTGGTCACGTATTGTTGTAGTTGTTCTTATTGTTCCAGATGTTTCAACCTCAACCGCACCCTCTTCGTTTTGCATCACCGCCCAAATACCAATTTTATTGGAATACGCAAAGTTTGAACTACCCACAAAGCTATCAGCTAACCCGTAATAATTCCCACAACAATCTAAGAAACTATATTTACTTTCAATGTACAATAAATCCTCGCAATCATCCAATTTTTTAAATGTTTCCGTACAGTAAACATCCGTTTCCGCTGCTACATCATCGTACACTTTAAATTTGATTGAAAAACAAGTACCCGCTAAATTCTCGCATTTATCAAAGTCTATTTGTATAGTTTGATAACTACCAACCCCCTCAGTATAGCCTACAACATAGTCATTTGAGAAAGCAGTATAATCACTTGATACAACAATGCCGTCCACGTCCAATAATTCAGCTTTTACAAACAACCCCCAACCGCTTGCTGGATTGGTTGGGTCAGGATTAAACTCGTCAACTAACCTTAGTTGAATATCAAACACGCCCCCCGTTTCGTACTTCAAACAGAAAGGCGTTGCACCCTCTTCTAAGCTACAATTAAAAAGCTGTGCGCAATCTTTAGCGATAAGTTCACATGATGCCCTACAATCAATTATATCGGGCATACAAACGGTTTTACCGTAACTTTTCAAGTCTATATTGTTGCCTTCGCTTTCTATGTTTAAATAATTTGCCATATTTATATATTAAAATAAACCAGTTGTATTACAAGATGATGCAACACCGTAAACGACTTGTGGAGTCGCTAACCATTGAACTCGATAATAGTTCTCTGGTATATTAGTTGCAAAAATGGTGATAAAATCAACCCAACCGCTGCCATTTGCACCACTCGAAACCGTACCACAAACAAAACCCTCACCTTCGGCATAAGCTTTTAAATCATTAGCCATATCGAGGGACTCAGTACCAACGTAACCACCTACATTACCAATATTTGTACCGTCAGCAAGTTGCAAAAATGCTGCACCGTTAGTCAAAACACCGTCCCATTGTACAGTACATTTTGTGATATTTTGATACTCCAAACATCCCGTAACGACACCCGTTTCTACCCCGTAATCCTCGTAAAATATTTCTATTATTCCAAGTGGCAAGTTTGTACCCGTTATTACAACATCATTAATTTGTCCGCTTGTTCCTACTGTTACCAATACTTGATTGTATATGTACCCGTTGGAGTCTAACCATGCAACAATATCTATAATCAATTGTCCTGCTCTAGCTTGTCCATCGTACCCTGAAGGGTCACCTAATACGGGCGTCCCTCCGTAAGTTTGAAAGTAAACATTTGAACCTGTAGGGTCTGGACTTGTAAAAGAAACCGTACAGTACAAGGTACACGTTGAATCATCCAAGGTCGTTGTCGTTGGTGTCAATACGTGAGTACTACTGTAATTGCAACCATTTGAACGGTTAATGATTACGGTGTATTCGGATGCGGGAAAAACACCACCAACCGACTCCAGCAATACATTGATACTACCCGTTAATGTTCCGCTAAATTCGTATGTTCCTATAATAGTTCCGTTGTGCTGAAACTCTATGTTGTCAACCTCTCCAGATGTAATACCACCAGACAAAGTAAAAGCCATGTCAAAGCTAATTTGCAAGGCGTTGGATGTTACTATTGTTTGAGCAAGTTGTATATCTATACAGTCGCAAGAGGTAGAAGTCAAAACACCTTCATAAATCAAAACCGTATTGAAACAATATCCAGCTGTTTGATTGGGGTTGAACTCGGCAAGGTCTACGCAAAATTGGAAACCGTCTGTATCGTTAATTGGGTTAACTGGACTCAATGCCGATATAATTGTAGTATCCGACTTTGCTATATTTGCATTGGTGTGGTTGTTTTCCTCTTTTATCCCGCCTTTCGTGTCGTATGTGACGAGTCCTTGCGTATATTGACCACTCAAATTAGATTGGAATTTTGGATAAAGTTTTCCATTGTAACTATCACACAAAGTTTCACCGATTGCGGTGCTTGTATCGTCTACAATTTCCAAAAATTCTATATTTGTATCATTACCTTCAAACGCTCTAAAATTTAAGTCAATCGTCTTTCGTATATAGTCGGTTATTGTGTTAGTGCCGTCCGAATAAGTGAAAGTCCATTG